TGACCGAAGCCCGCGCCTTTCCCGACTCGTTCGAGCAACGGATCAACGGCGCTTGGGAAGGCACCACGATGAGCCGCACGTTCACCGGGTTCGACACCTCGTGTTTGATCGGGGAGGACGACCCGGCGCCGAAGCAGTGCAAGATTGGCGTGGGGTTGGACCACGGTGAGCACGCTGGAAGTCAGGTGGCCGTCCTCGTGGCGTGGAACGCGTCCGGGATCTGGGTGCTGGATGAGGCCGTGAGCAAGTCCGCAACGACACCGGCTCAGGACGCCGTGGCGATCCGGGAGATGCTGAACGCCAACGGCCTTGACGTTCACCAAGTGGACGTGTGGATCGGAGACGTGAACAGCGCCGGGAAAATGGGCGCCGGGTACAAGGTGAACGAGATCCTCGGGCTGGCGTTGGCTCGGGAGGCTGGCCACCATCGCCAGGGCTTCAAGATTGTGACGCCGCAGAAGGGCGCCGGAAGCGTTGACATTGGAGAGAAGCTTTTGAACGCCGGGTTCCTACGCCGTCAGGTCCGAGTCCATCCCCAGTGTGTCCACGTGATCAAGGGTCTGAAGCACAGCAAGGGTCTGAAGACGGATGAGGCGTTGAAGCACGCGTTGGACGCGCTGCGCTACATCACGCTCGAGCCGTTACAAGCCATGAACACCAATCGCGCGGCGCCACGCCGCTATCAACTATGAGGTTTCACCATGCTTTTCCCCGATAACGAAGTAGACGCGGCCCGCTGGCAGTATACCCGGATGTGCAGGAACATTCTCGGTGGAACGTGGGAGCTCGAGATCCTGACCCGGATGAAAGAACAGTACGGCTTGAACAACGTGAACAATATGGGCCGTCCGAGCATGAGCGTCAATCTGTACTCCAACACCGTTGACCAAGTGGCGATCATCTACACGAGTCCGGGCGTAGTCACAAATGAGCTCCTCACCGACCAGACCGCCGCGATCTGGACTGACGTAATGGAGGGCTGCCACCTGTGGGCCATGTGCCAGGAGATGAACCGGAAGGTGGTTGGGCTGCGGGAAAGTTTCTACCACATCGTACCCACGAGCTCGGGACTCCAACTTCAGATCGTGACGCCGGATGAGATCGTGGTCCTCGCCACCACTGGGGACGCGTCAACGCCCACAGCTCTGAAGCGCGCGATCACTATTGCTACCGTGGACGATCACGGGCGCGCGGTTCACCGGGACTGCTGGGAGATCTGGGACGTGAGCGATCCAGCCGCGCCGCGCCATGTTGTGATCGACGGCGCCGGCGTTGACGTGACGCTTCAATGTTACCCGGAACACACGGGCGAATACGTTTACACCGATGAGAACGGCCCGTTCCTTCCGTGGGAGTTGTACCGTGGGCGCTACACCGGAGAGACGTTTGATCCGTACTGGGGAAGCGAGCTCGTGCATGGCACGCTGGACATAGCGATTCACTGGACCATGTGGGGCGTCTGTCTGCGGAACAACTCGTGGCCAGTCTCGTGGCTCATGGATGCGGACGTGCCGGGCATGAGCGCCGTGGACAACGTGAACGGCTTCACAAGCTCACCGCCGGACTCGATTGAGCTCAGCCCAAACAGTATTCTCCGGTTCAAGAGCGAGGGCCAGCCCGGCGTTGGCAAGGTGGGCCAGCTTCAGGCCGCAGACGCCAAGAGCATGGCGGACGCGATCCTCATGAAGCAAGCCACCATTCTGAACAACGTCGGAATCCATCCTGACGATCTCAGCCAGTCCGGCCAACCCCAATCCGGCGTGGCGATCCAGCTGAAGCGGAGCTACCAGCGGAAGGTGGCGTTGGGCTACGTGCCTATGTTTCAGTCCTCGGACCAACGGCTGTACGGCAAGATGGCCCGCGTGTGGAACATCTTCTATGGCGCGGGGACCAAGCTCCCGGTGGACGGCTGGAAGGTGGAGTACTCGCTTCCCGAGACTTCCACGGATGAATTCTTGGCTGACCTCAAGCGGGACCAGACTTTGATTGAGCTTGGGCTGAAGTCCACGGTGGACCTGTGCATGAAACTCTACAATCTGGACGAGTCCGCCGCGATTCAAAAACTCCAGACCGTTGCAGACTATCAGATTCTTTTTCCGCTCTCTGGTTCAACCGCCAGCAGCTCCGCACCAAAGATCAACCTCACGCCCACCGACATCGCGGGGATCGTGACCGTCAACGAGGCCCGCGCTTCTCAAGGCTTGCCCCCAATGGAGTCCGCAGACGGTTTGCTTACGGTCGCAGAATACCAAGCCAAGAACGCCGCGGTCACCGCTGTTGCCTCTCAAGCCGCAAACGGCACCCTCCCAATCCTCACACCCTAAGGAAGAACAACATGGCCGACGAACTCAACACCAACGCCGAAGAACGAATCCAAGCCTTGATCCGGGAGCGGAACGCCGCCCGGTCGGACCTCCAAGAAGCACGCGCGGAGATCGCCAGCCTCACGGAGTCAGGCACTGCAACCAAAGGCGCGACCGAAGCCGCGGTCAACGCCGCCAGGGCTGAGATGCAAGCCAAGGTCAACGACCTTGAGGGCCAGCTGCGGCGGAGCTCAAACCGCGCGCTCTTGCTCGAGGACAAGATCCCAGCGGACGGCATGGACGATCTCCTTGAGTATCTCGACTACCAGTACGGGAAGATCGCGGTGGACGAAGGCGCCGAGAAGCCCGCGTTCGGGGACTGGTACAAAGAAGCCCGCAAGTCCAACAAAGTTTTGCGCGCCGCCATGAAACCGAGCGTGGCCGCTGGCGCGCTCGAGGACTCCACCGAAGTCAAACCGGAACCCAAGGCCGCGCCACGTCCGGTGGCTAAGACCAACGTGGTTCCGGTCAAGCCCGGTGAGTCTGGCCGCGAGGTCGACCTTGGCAAGATGAAGCTGGGGACGCCCGAATGGAACGCGGCCAAAGAACGGCTCATGAAGTCCGCGTTCGCCCGTAGTTGACATTTTGGCGCGCGGTGGTAGTCTACCTGTGAGCGGTCGCCCACGTGACGGGTATTCCACAGCGGTGGCCCACGTGAAGGGCGGAAGAAGCCAGTAAACACCTTCCACTTTACGGAGGCCACCATGGCCGCAGATACCTACGCCAGTCTAAACTCCGATCTCGGACTCGCCGCCTACTTGAACATGGCGTTTATTGAGCTCCTCCATGAAACCAAAGACCTGAAGGAAGTAGCTCAGTACTTCCCGTTTACCGGCGGCGCGGGTTCGGCGGCTATGAAGCTCCGCCAGATCCAGCCCGTTGACGCGTTTACGACTCCCGGTGAGGACACCGCTCCGAGCATCACCAACCTGACCACGGCCAACAAGACCCTGACCGTGGCCAAAGCCAACCTCTACCGCTCCGTGACGGACCTTGCGTTTATCACCGGTGAGATGGAGGCTCAGCAGCTCGTGAGCTCGTTCGCCAAGTCCTTGGTGTACTACCGCTCCAGCCTCATCGCGGCGTTGGGCAGCGGCTTCACGGCTAACACCGCAGTCGGTTCGACCGGCGTGGCGCTCACCGTTGACGCCGTATACGCCGGTATGTTCGCGTTGCGTAAGGCGCTTGTCGTTGGCGATCTGGACTTCGTTTCTCACCAGACCGCGATCACCCAGTTTCAGGCTTCTCTCCGTGGTGAGACTGCTACTCCGTTCCAGATCGCTCCGGCGACTCAGGGCGCGCTTGGCAGCGACAACACCGGAAACACCCTGTTCAGCTGGATGGGGATCAACTTCCGTTCACACGCTAGCGTTCCCAAGATCAACTTGAACGTGAACTACTCGGGCTTCATGGTTGGCAAGGGCGCTATCGCGTTCACCGAAGCGCCGGTGAGCGGCTTTATCCGCCAGTACGCGTTTAACCCGCAGACGCTGGCCGGCGAAGAAGCGATCATCTGCCAAGACCTCAGCACTGAGGCCAAGGGCTCCCGCTCGTTCATCTGCCACTACTACCCGGGCGTCACTGAGCTCGAGGACGCGCGTGGCGTTCAGGTCGTTTCCGCAGTCTGATAGTCAATCACCGGGCGCCCCTGTTGTCGGGGCGCCCCCTCTTGGAGAACATGGATCTCACCGCCAAAAGCTTTTCCCCTGAACGCGTCCGCACCTCCAAAGAGGCCAGGGACTATCTCCCCGTTGAATGGCTCAACAACGTGCATGAGCTCATGCACAAGCCGCTAGACTGGGAAGCCAAAGACGGTGCGTGGCTTCCGATCCTGTCTCCGATCTTCTTCTTGCGAGGATTCAACAACTACGATGACTCTGGCCAGACCGATCCCGAAGCCGTTCGGCGCATCTACCGCGCTAAAGGCTGCGCGTGCATCGTTCCGGACGATGATCGGTTGGGCGAGTATAAACACTACATCGCCACAGTACCGGCCACGAACCCGGCCTATGGCAGCGTTGGCAAATATTACCTCACCATCTTTGAGTCTCCTGAGATGGTCGCCGGTCGCGTTATCTGGCGCCGGGACGACAAAGCCTATGACGCCTTCCGGGCCCACCTCGTGGCTGTCGGGATCTGCGTCATGAACAGCACCATTGCGGAGCTCGTGATCGCGGCCAAGCGTGAGGCGCTCAGCACGATGGAACAGGTTCCGATGAACACCACGAGCAAGCAGCGCACGATCACCAAGCTCACCGCGGACATAGCGGACATGGAAGCCCTTTTGGGTGGACTGACCAAACCGAAAGCCGCAAGCGTGAAGCGCACGTTCCGCGTTGAACGCGATACAACCTCCCCACACTCGGACTGACCATGCCCTATTCTTCTGGCGATCTCGTGACTGTTGACGGCGTTGAATACACCGTGTCTGGACCTGCGGACGCGTACACCGTGAACGACGTTGACGGGAATGAGATGATCTTCACCATGGCCCAGCTGGAGGCCGGCGGTGAAGAGCTTGAGTCCGAAGAGCTCGAGATGCCGGCTACGCTCAAAGACGTGAAGCCCGCGGACCGCTCCAAGGTGAAAGCCGCCATGGCGAAGGCGGCGTTCGGTGGCTACTGAAACTAAGTTCGTCGGGACCGGCGCTGGCGAACAGCCAGGATCACGCCAGGCCATGGATGCGGTTACACGCGATCTGGTCAAGGGCGGCGTGAAGCCGTCCGAAGCGGAGCGTAAAGCCCGCGAGCTTGCCAAGGACTGGGACCGCCGCAACCGGTAACAGAAGAGATCAACCCCGTTTTCTCCAGAGGTTCATATGCCCGCAACTATCAAAAGCACCACCCCGTTCCAGTTTTACCGCCGGCTTGCTCTTGGAGGCGACGGTATCGCGGAGCAGACGATCACCGCAGCCTTGACGATCACGCCGTACTACGAAGAAGTGATCGCGCTCAACCCGTCCACTGGAACCCGCGTGGTCACTCTCCCCACCGCCGCTGAAGGCGCGAAGAAGGGAATGTACCATGTGATCTACAACAGCGGGACCACGTACAACCTCACGATCAACAAGCCAAGCGTCACCACGCTCACCACGTTGGCACCGGGCCAGAGCTGTATGGTTGTGTTCGGCACGGCGTGGGCGTTGGCCCAAGCATCGCCCACCTCGTTCAAGTCCTCGGAGCAGACCGGTACCGGCGCACCTCAGAACGTGGCTCACGGGCTGGCCGTTGTCCCGAGCTTGTTCTATGCGGTCCCGAGCAACTTAACCGGCGGCGCTTATGTGGTGTCGGCTGAGTCTGCGGACGCCACAAACGTGACCTGTACCGTGACCCTCGGTGAGAAGTTTAAGATCATCGCAGTCAAGTAAGGGGCGCGCATGTACTCCATCGACTCACAGCTTCCCTCGTTTTACGAGCGGACACGGGCTCAGACCGTGACCTTACCCGTCTACTCGGGCGGGGCTGTTGTGTCTGTGGTGTCCGGCGTGTTCACCTTGCGGGACCAGTCCACGATCACGGTGGTCACCGGCGCCACGGTTCAGACTGGCGGCGTTCCGGCGTACACCGTGACGGCGCTGGACATTCCTTTGGCCACTACGCTTTCAGCGTACTGGCAGGAAGAATGGGTGCTGACGTTTGGGGACGGCCACGTGGAGACGTTCAGGCGGGACGCGTACTTGTGTCTCCGCTTGCTTCACCCCACCGTGACCGAGCCGCTCTTGATCCGGCGCGTGGCTGACCTTTCCGCAGTCCGTCCGCCTACGATCTCCAGCTACCAGCCCTACTTGGACGAAGCGTGGGGAATGTGTCAACGGCGATTGCTTCAGGACGGCAAGCGGCCATACCTGATCATGAATGACTACGCGTTGACCGACTGGCACGCGGCCATGGCGCTGGATCTCATCTTCACCGACCTGTCCACGTACAGCGGAGACGGGCGGTTCGGTGAGCGCGCCGTAGTTTACCGCGAGGAGGCCATAGCGGCGTTTAACCGGCTGCGGCTAGAGTACGACATGAGCGAGGTGAACACGCGGGCGAGCTCCGCACCCAGTGTAGCCGCGCGTCCTCTCATCTACACCAACTACGCTCCGAGCATGGCCTACCGCCCGTTCGGACCTCGGAGGATCTAATGCCCTACGTTTCTACTGTTGTCGGCCCCACGATCTCTGTGATCAAAGGCCGCTCCACCTACCGCTGGACCATCGCAGAAACCGGCGCCGCGCCTACCGACACGTGGACGATCACCGGAGCGCCGGCGGTCGGGACGATCACGTTGTACCGCGCCAACCTGACCGCAGGTACTGGCATCACCATCAACCCCCGCTTGGGGCGCACCCTTGCGTTTACGACCACGACCAACGATGTGATCGGAGTCAGCGCAACGACCAATGTGTTAATCAACGACGGCACGCCGCTGAAGTACAGCGGGCTCACCGCCGGAAATGTTTACGGGCGCTCGTTTCCCAGCAACGCCGCGGCGGACCACGCTATCTCGACTGAGATCGTGATCGTGGAAGGTGTGGAATGAGTTGGAGTCAGACCACAAGCGCGGCGGCTGCGGCGTCCGGCCTTCCCGCCGGTTTCATGAGCGCGCAATACGGCAACGGCGGAATGGGCGACCTGGTCGTTTTGACCGGGACCACGGCCACGCTGGCCAAAGACTCGTATTATGCGACGGTGACAATCCAAGGCACCGGCGTTCTTAAGCCGAGCGGGTACAAGCTTCTTTGCTCTGGCACCCTGACCATCTCCAGCAGCGGTGCGATTCACGATGACGGCGTGGCGGGCGTCGGAACCAGCGGCGGCACCGGGCTTCCCGGCGGCTCCACTACGATCCGTGGCACCTGTGGCAGCGGATCTGCTGGCGTTTCAACTGTGAGCGCAGGTGTTGCCAGCAGTGGCCTGAGCAACCAAGCTTTTAACGCGGCTGGCGTGTTGCCTACCGGTGGAGCGGGTGGCACGTCCGGAGCACAGGCGGGCGGCATTGGCGGCGTGGGCTCCAGTGGCGGTTACGCCGTTGCGGCTAACTGGGCCTCGGGCCGTATGGCGAGCGGAACAGTGTTCACCGGCGGCGGCGGTGGCGGCTCCGGTGGCAACTCAAGCGGCGCGGGAACCAGTGCAGGAGCGGGCGGCGGTGGCGGTGGCGTTGTTTGGATTGCCGCCAAAACAATCGTAAACAGCGGGCGCATCAGCGCCAACGGCGGCGCGGGCGGCAACGCCGCAGGAGCTGGCAACGCCTCTGGCGGCGGAGGAGGAGCGGGCGGTATCGTTTGGATCATCACCGACACGGCCACGAGCACACTTGGGACGATCACCGCTAACGGCGGCGGGGTTGGTACGCCGGTAGGCACCGGCGGCGCGGCTGTGGCTGGAAGCGCAGGCATCACCTGCATCATCGGCATGAGCGGCACGTGAGCGTCCGCGAGCCACAGGACCAGACTCTCCGCGCACTGCTTACGCAAGTGGACGCGGTGCTGTCTGGTACGGGGCTCAAACGCTCACCCGCTCTGTTCAGCGTGGGCGATCTCCCCAAGAGCCTAGTGGACAATAGCTATTGCATGGCGATCCAGTCCGCAGACACCCAGCTGTATCGCGAGGGCGGGGAAGACTCCGCGCGCGTGGTCCACGAGCTCAAGCTGTCGGTGCTGAAACAGATCCGGCCTATGGCACAGTTCCAGAGCCTGCTTGACGCTGGCGACATTGAAGAACGGATCATGGCCGTCATGTTGCGGCGGTCAAACCTTCCCTACGCCGTGGTCAAGTGGCTTGGGACTCAGCGGGTTCCCACGCCATCCAGGGAATACATGGTTCTCGATCTCACCTTCACACTGGAGTGTGATTGGTCTTGGAGCGGGCTCACCTACTGACGCTTTCCGTGCTACAACCCTTCCACCTCGGAGTCCCTCATGCCTGAATCCACAGTTATCAAGACGAAGCGCGACGGCCAGATCCTGTTCGCTGACTCTGGCGCCGTCAACACCTACACGGTCATCCGTGAGGACGGCTCGTTCACGTTGAACGTGGCGGATCACTCCATCGTTCACGTGCTGGACCGTGGCGTGATCGGCGCCACTCCGCTGATCCGGATTGGGGATGAAGCTCCGATGAGCGGCGGCTTCAGTGCCTACCTGTCGGACCTCGGTGCAACGGCAAACAACTACACGAGCTTGAACGATCTGATCATGCGGTTCACCGCTCGTTACGTGGCCACCAACTGGGTGTCCACTATGGGTGCGAACTCAGACGTGTTTACCGTGACCTTGACGTACACCATTGACGGGACTCCGTTTGGTGAAGCAGACAAGTCCTTGGTGATCCCGTTCGTGGTCCTCCGTGGCAACGTGGCTGAAGGTGATCCCACCAAGTTTGCGTGCTCCTTTACGTCCTACGCCGTCCGCCCAACCCTGTCCTAAGGAGCCGCCAACATGGGAAACGCTACCGCTTCAGTCTCTCTCTCAATTACTGCTCGTGACGTGCTTCAATCCGGCCTAAAAGCTGGCGTGATCCCGATCCAGTTTGCCAACGCTGTGGAGCTCAACAACGGTCTGGCAGACACCCAGATTGACCTCGCTTGGAGCGCCAGCCGCGTGAATATCGCGGCAAGCTCAACCACGAACATGGATCTATCCGGCGCGCTCACCGACAGCTTCGGTAGCGTCGTTCAGTTTGCCGAAGTGGTCCTGATCGCGCTCCGGAACAACCGCGTGGACGCTGGCGCGTACATCCAGCTGGCTCCCGCAGCTGCCAACGGCTTTGGCCGTCTGGCAAGCTCCAAGGGCTTCTGGCCCGCGGACATTGCGGCGGACGCCGACCAAGGGAACATCGTAGGCCCGTCTGCGTGGCTCACGCTGTACGACCCCACCGGCGTTCCAGTTACCGCCGGGACCGGTGACATTCTCAGCATCATCACGAGCGCCACGGTAGGCGCCACCAACGCGTGGGACATTCTGATCCTCGGTCGCTCCGCTTAGTAGCCTCACCCACACATAGGAGGGTTTGTCATGCACGCCCACTCCCCCGCTATTCTCAAGAAGATCACCGCCCTTGAATCTGAGATGGACCAGATCTGGCCAGGCTGGCGCCAGAAAGAACCGTTTGGCGACTGTGCCTATGACCTGAAAGCCCGGATCAAGTGGTGCTTGAAGCGTCTGGCGCTTCTGGCTGAAGGGAACGATTGGGACGTTCTGATCGTGCGTGACTCTCGCAACTCTCAGCAGTGCTACGCGCACCCGGTCCTCCCGGCCACCGAGCGGTTCGAGCAAGTGACGCGCGATCCGCCTTCCCCGTTGCGCCTTGGAGGTTCGGAATGAAAGCGCGCTCTAAGGCCGTGGCCATTCCGGCGTTGTTGCCAGACCGGTACTGGCAACTAAACGTAGGCGACCACGGCCAGCACACATTCCGCCACCCCTACTACGGCGTGGCTTCAGCGGTGGTCCGTTGTCTCATCGCTCACCGTGAGGCGGACAAGGACCTAAGCCCACAGGAAACAGCGGAGCGCATGCTTCCGTTCTGCGGTTTGGTCGCTGGCGCGTGCTGGTACGACGTTGGCCGCGAGCTTGACACAGTGCTGGACCTTGCCAAACTCGAGGACGGCGACTTGATCGCCTATGGCCACGCGGTCTGCGCGGAGCTCCAAGACGCTGGCTACACGCTTCTGGACTTTATCGAGCTCCTCGGTGGCATCGCGCCAGAGCTCTACAAACGCCAAAGCCTGTTGAACATGGCCATGGCCCGTTCTGCTTTTTCCGCAGCCCCCACGGACGGCTTGACGCTCTCCTAACGGAGCACGGCGCCAGGCACCTTGGGGGCGTACACGCCGCCTACGATCTCCCGGAGGACCAGTACGTGGATCTCATCGCTCACCTCCTGACTCGGGACGCTCCAGACGGCTGGCGCAACACGTTGGCTCCGGTGAGCGCGTCGGATCACGTCTACATGGCCAACGTTCGGAGCAAGCCCACGAGCTCCGCGCGGCCCACCGATCCGGCGCTGGCCAGCTTTACCGATTGGGCGGCACGGTAATGGGGCTCGAGGTGCCAGTTCGGCTTGAGTCAATCGAGCAGTACATCATCCAGAAGCACAACGGGTTCCGGTACATGGAGCTCTCCGAGATCCAGGCGCTTGACGATCTGGCCGGCTACATCGTTCAAGACATAGAAGACGCGTGGCCGGTGGACACTTCGACTTCACGGGACGCGTTCCGGTTCGAGCTTATGACCGGCGGGATGGTCGGCTTCACGATTCTCAACGACGTGGACTACGTGGAGTACATCGTGGAGCCCGGCTCCGCGAGCGTGGCGAACGGCGGGACTCCAATCATCGACATCATCATTCCGCAGGTGATTGGAGAAAACCGGGAGCTACTGTTAGGCGCCATGCGGGATGCCGTTGACCTCGCTGAAGCGGCCTACGTGGCGCCAGCTGCACCGCGAGGACGGCGCCGTGTCCGTTGAAGCGATCTCCACTGCGGACTTCGGCGACTTCCAGCGCCGGCTCACCACGATTGAGCGCCAGGTGTTCGTGAAGCACGAGCAACGAATCTTGAAAGCGTTCAAGCGGAGCTGGGTGGGCTGGCTGTACCGGGACCGGCCAGCCGGAGATGAGCGGAACGTTTCGCTCAAGGCGTGGAGCTCGCGGATTGAAACCACGTCCACAAGCGCCGTCACGCTGTACATCCTGAACAGCGCCGACTATGCCGGTGGCGTCCACCGGTCCGGGACTCCCGTAATCGAATGGGAACGGATCTGGGCTGAGGTTCAAGCTACCTTGATCCCGGCTATGATCGCGGACCTCAAGCGCGCGATAGAGGCAGATCTCACAACGCCAGCCGCGCCTAAGAAGCTCGGACCTCGTGGCGGTCCCAACACGGCTGTAAGGAGTTTCACACTATGAGCGGCGTAAACATCCCGATCACTGGCGACGCCAGTTCCCTCGTGGCGGCAACCAACAAGGCCAACGCGGCGCTGAACAGTATGGGGACGGCGGCGGACAACGCATCCAAGAAGATCGCACCGGCTATGGGGAGCATGAGCAGCGGAGCCAGTAAAGCCGCTGCGGCTATGGGTCCACTGGGTGGCGTGCTCAGCAAGATCTCACCACAAGCTGGAGCCGCGGCAAGCTCCATCGCGGGAATGTCCAGCGCCGTAATGGGCCTAAGCGGCGCTATGGAAGCCGCCGGCGGCGCGGCGGCCCTTCTTGAAGTGGCACTGGGTCCAATCGGTTTGGCCATGGCCGCGGTGACTGTGCTTGTGGCTGGCGCCGTTGCGATTTACAGCGAGC